GGCCAGCGGCCGCTTCGCCACCTCGCCCTACATCGCCTTCCGCTGGCTGCGCGCGCCCGGCGAAACCTATGGCCGCAGCCCCGTGATGAAGGCGCTGCCCGACATCCGCACCGCCAACAAGGTGGTCGAGCTGACGCTGAAGAACGCCTCGATCGCGGTGGCCGGCATCTGGCAGGCCGAGGATGACGGTGTGCTGAACCCGGCCAATATCCGCCTGGTGCCGGGTGCCATCATCCCCAAGGCGGTCGGAAGTGCCGGGCTCACGCCGCTTGCAGCACCTGGCAAGTTCGATGTCTCGCAGCTGGTGCTGGGCGATCTGCGCACGCGCATCCGCCACGCGCTGCTGGCCGATCGGCTGGGCCCGGTGAAGGGCCCGACCATGACGGCAACCGAGGTGCTGGAACGCTCGGCCGAGATGGCGCGCCTGCTGGGCGCCGTCTATGGCCGGCTGCAGACCGAACTGCTGACGCCGCTGCTGTTGCGGTGTGCGGCGATCCTGCGCCGCCGCGGCGTGGTGCCGGCCGACCACATGCCGGACGGCCACGACGTTGCCATCGCCTATCGCAGCCCGCTTGCCCAGGTGCAGGCGCGCGGCGATGCCGCCAACACGCTGCTGTGGCTGGAGGCGGTGGGACGCATGGGCGCCGAGGCCGCGGCCAGCGTCGATACCGTGGCGGCCGCCCGGCACCTCGCCCGCGTGCTTGGCGTGGCACCTGACCTGCTGCGCGAGCCCGCGCCCGCCGCCGCCTTGCCTGCAATCCCCCTTCCTCCGTCCGCCGCCTGAAGGAAACCCCGAGCATGCCCGAAAACCTGCTGGAGCCGGATGATGCCGGCGTTCCCGCCGACAAGGCCGTGAAATCGCCTGGCCGTCCTGCCGAGATCCCGGAAAAATTCTGGGATGCCGAGAAGGGCGAGATCCGCGTCGATGCGCTGCTGAAGAGCTATCGCGAGCTCGAGCGGCGCCTGTCGAAGACCTTGCCGCTGCCGGAAGGCGACGACGACCAGGAGGCGCGCACCCGCATCCTGCGCGCGCTGGGCTGGCCGGAAAGTGCGGAGGGCTACGTGATCGAGCAGCGCCACCCGCTGACCGGCCCCGATCCGGACATCAACAGCAAGCTGCATGAGGCCGGCTTCACGCCGCGACAGGTTCAGCTCGTCTATGACCTGGCCGCCGAGCGCCTGCTGCCGCTGATCGCCGAGGCTGCCGCCGAGTTCGAGGCCGACCGCGAGCGCACACGGCTTGCCGAGCATTTCGGCGGGCCGGAGCGTTTCGCCCGTGTCGCCCGCGAGGTTGGCGCCTGGGGCCGCGCGAACCTCGCGCCGCCGGTGTTCGAGGCGCTGGCCGCGACCTTCGACGGCGTGATCGCCATGCAGCGCATGATGGAGAAGGGCGAGCCCAGGCTTGCCAGCCGCGGCGAGCCCGAGGGCGCGCCCGACGAGGCCCAGCTGCGCAAGATGATGCGCGACCCCCGCTACTGGCAGAAGCGCGAGCCCGATTTCGTCGGCCGCGTCACCGAAGGCTTCCGCCGGCTGTTCCCGAACGGCTAGCCCAAGGGCGTCCACGACTCCCTCCCGATCGCGGGGTCGCTGGCCGGTCTTCCCCCGAACCGGCCGCTTCTGGCGCCTTCGCTTGCGCCAACCCCGCGTCCTGCCGGGCGCTGCGCGCGTGCTTCCTCCCCGCGCGCGCGGCGCCCGGCGTCCCCCAATCCCGCCTGCCGGCCAACCGCGCTGCCGATGCACGCGGCCCGGCAGGCAACCGCCCGCACAGCCCGCGCCCCCCGCCGCACAGGGGCCGCGACAAGCCGCGCGCGCGATCCGCCGCCTGATCCAGAACCCACTTTCCGCGAGGGAACACCCCGCATGGCCATCTCCATCGACCAGGCCTTCGTCAAGCAGTTCGAGACGGAGGTCCACGAGGCCTTCCAGCGCCTCGGTTCCAAGCTCCGCCCCACCGTGCGCAACCGCACCGGCGTGCGCGGCGCGTCGACCACCTTCCAGAAGGTCGGCAAGGGCATCGCCGGCACCAAGGCGCGCCATGGCGCCGTGCCGGTGATGACGATCGACCACACCAAGGTCGAATGCTTCCTGAGCGACTTCTACGCCGGCGACTGGATCGACAAGCTCGACGAGCTGAAGGTCAACATCGACGAGCGCAGCGTCATCGCCAATGCCGGCGCCTATGCGCTGGGCCGCAAGACAGACGAGCTGATCATCGCGGCACTTGACGGCGCGACCCGCAACGTTACCGGCACCGGCGATCTGGCCGACACCGTGGGCCTTACCCGGGCCAAGGTGCTGGCGGCGTTCGAGATGCTGGGTGCCGCCGACGTGCCCGACGACGGCCAGCGCTTCGCCGTGGTCGGCTGGAAGCAGTGGTCGGACCTGCTGGGCATTCCGGAGTTCGCCAACACCCAGTATGTCGGCGATGCCGAGCTGCCCTGGAAGGGCACCCAGATGAAGAAGTGGCTGGGCACGACCTGGATGCCGCACAGCGGCCTGCCGCTGGTCTCCGGGGCGCGCCAGTGCTTCTGGTTCCACAAGACGGCGATCGCGCATGCGGTCGGCGCCGAGGTGACCACCGACATCTCCTGGCACGGCGACCGTGCCGCGTTCTTCATCAACAACTCGATGAGCCAGGGCGCGGTGCTGGTGGATGGCGACGGCGTGGTGCGCCTGCGCGCCAGGGAATAGCGGAGCAAGCCGATGCCATTCCTGTTCCGCGACCTCTCCGTCCTCAACTACGCCAACGGCTTCACCCACTGGCATTACCGCAGCAGCACCGACACGCTCGCCCAGATCACGGCCGCGAACTATTTCGCCTCGGCCGGCGACATGCTGGTGCGCAATGACGTGCTGTTCCTGGCCGGTACCGACGGCGTGCGGCAATCGCGCGTCGTCAACGCGGCGCCTGGCGCCGTGACGCTCGGGCCGCTGGCCGCCTGACCGACGCCGGGGGCGGCGCTTGCCGCGCCGCCCCCACCCCTTTCTCCACCACGGGAAATTCCGCCATGGCGCTCTCCGCGCTTGCGATGTGCTCGCGCGCGCTGCTGAAGATCGGCGCGACCACCATCGCTAGTTTCGACGAAGGCACGGCCGAGGCCGAGGTCGCCGCCAACCTCTACCCCTCCACCCGCGACGCGCTGGTCTCGGCCTATCCGTGGAGCTTCGCGACCGGCCAGCGCACGCTGGCGCGCCTCGCCGCAGTGCCGGTGGCTGACTATCGCCACGCCTTCCAGCTGCCGGCCGATTTCCTGCGCGCGTTGTCGGCCGGCTCCGGCCCGCGCGGCAGCGGCGTCGCCTATCGCATCGCCGAGGACCGGCTGCACGCCGACGAGGAGGGCGTCACGCTCACCTACATCTTCCGACCCGTCGACGAGGCGCTGCCGCCCTTCTTCCAGGCCGCGCTGATCGGACGGCTCGCTGCCGAGTTCGTCATCCCGCTGACCGAGAACACCAGCCGCGCCCAGCTGCTGTTCGAACTGGCCGAGCGCGAGTTCCGCTCCGCCCGCCTGATCGACAGCCAGCAGGACCTGCCGCCGGCGCTGTCGGACTTTCCGCTGATCACGGCGCGGGGCTGAGCCATGCCAGCGCTTCGCCGCATCAAGACCAGCTTCACCGCCGGCGAGCTCGCGCCCGAACTGATGGGCCGGCCCGACCTGCGCGCCTACGAGAACGGGGCGCGGCGGCTGCGCAATGTCGTCATCCTGCCGACCGGCGGCGTTGCCCGCCGGCCCGGCCTGCGCTGGCTTGCCCAGCTCAACGGGCCGGCGCGGCTGATCCCGTTCGAGTTCTCGACCGAGCAGACCTATCTGCTGGCGCTCACCGCCGGCCAGCTCGCGGTGTTCCGCAACGACGTGCAGGTCGCCGCGATCGCGACACCCTACAGCGCGCTGCAGCTCGCCCAGGTCGCCTGGACGCAGAGCGCCGATACGCTGCTGCTGACGCATCCCGATATCCCGCCGCAGCGCGTGACGCGCACCGGGCACACCAGCTGGCAGATCGCGCCCTGGAGTTTCACCGCCGAGCCGTTCTTCCGCTTCGGCGACCCCGCCGTCACGCTGGCGCCGTCGGGCACCACCGGTACCGTCACGCTCACGGCCTCGGCGGGCGTGTTCGTCGCCCAGCACGTGGGCCTGGTGTTCCGGCTGAACAGGCGGCGTCTGCGCATTGCCACCGTCGCCAGTGCAACCCAGGCCACCGCGCAGGTGCTGGATGCCCTGGCCGACACCGCGGCCACGGCTGCCTGGGACGAGGCGGCGTTCAGCGCCGTGCGCGGCTGGCCGGTTTCCTGCTGCTTCCACCAGGACCGCCTGGTGCTGGGCGGCTCGCGCGACCTGCCGAACCGGCTGTGGCTGTCGCGTTC